TCACATTGAAAACAAGCCCTTTGATGGTCAGCGTGTAACCACCGGCAGAGCTCCCGGCCACAACAAAACGAGCCGTAGCATCGAAATTGCCGTAGTGACGAACACCAGAGGCTGGAGCGCCTACCGAAGCTACGAACGTCCGCGTTTCGCCGTACTTGCGGCCGTCCGGGCACCACAACTGAAGTTGATAGTCGGCGATGTTCTTCCCGCCGCGCTCATCAAACTTCGTCTTGGAAGCCAGCTTGCAGGTAGCCCACTGGATCTCCCCGTCACGGTCCACTTGGATCCGGCCGGATCCGCCGCCGGCCAAGAGGCCAGTCAGGCGGTTCCTGTTCAACCGGAGCATCTGGTTGTTGTCGCCGAAGGACTGCCCGGACAGTGACACTGTCCGGGAGCCTTGGTAGACGGGGAGATCCAGAGAGCCATGCGCCCGCGGGAACGGAACATCCTCGACGCGCATGTCAACGCCGTCATCCCACCCTGTGAATCCTCCTTCTTCGCCGATCACGAAGTCATGCAGGCCTTGACCGAAGAAGTCCAACGATTCGACGGTGACCTTTAGGCTTCCACTCACGAAACCCTCCTAAGGTCATGGCTGAGAGAGTCAGCAGCAACACGGCCAATGGCTTCCTCTGACATCCCAGGCGCCGGGTAGATCTTTTGTTCTACGAGCGGGCCACGGCCACCAGCAGAGCCGCCCCCGAAGAATCCTGCAGGGGCAGCGCCTTCTCCATTCCTGAGAGGAATGGACGGAAGGGTAGGCGCGGCGACAAGGTTCGCCATGCCAGCACCGATGCGCTTCTCTTCTGCCGGCATCTGCTTGACGAAACCAGCACCGATCATCTCCATCCACCACATCGCCACACGCGACGGCGAGTGAATGCCAAGAGCAGCCTCAATCGGGCCGCGGATAGCCTCCGGAACCAACCCGAGGATGGCTTTCGCAACAGTCCCTGCCATGCCCGTAATGCCGTTGATCAGTCCATCGATGATGTTCTTGCCGATACCAAGCAGCCACGTTCCGGCGCCGGCCAACGCGTTCATGATCTTCCCTGGCAGATCAAGGAAGAACTGCAGGAAACCATTAACGAAGCCGGACACGCCGTTGGTGATGTTCGTCCAAGTGTCTGAGAAGAACAAGCTGATGTTACCAAGGACCGAACCAACAATCCCGGCAACCCAATTGATGTACGAGCCGATGACCGAGGCAACGATCTGGATAGCGCCACTAACAACGGCAACAATCGTGTTCCAGATCCCGCCGAAGATGTTCCCAATCCCGGCCCACACCTGATCCCAGTTGCCCGAGATGATGCCCGTAACAACCTGGATAATGCCCTGCACGATCTGCATGGCCGCCGTGATGATGCTGGCAATCACGCCAAACACCGTCACCACAACCGGCATGAGAGCCTGAATGATCGGGATCAACAGCCCGGCAATCATCGTGATCACCGGACCAATCGCGCCCAGAATGTTCCCGAAAATGTTCACCAGAGGCGGCAGGATCGAGGAAATCAGGTTCGTGATAATCGGCGCCAGTTGGCTGATAAGCGACGTCGCCAACTGAACAATCGTCATGACAATCGGAACCAGCACCGGCATAAGCTGAGCGAACGTATCGCCAAGCATGCCAATCAGTTGGATAGCCACCGGAACAATCGCCGCAAAGGCAGTTCCGAGTCCCTGCACAAGCGCGCTGGATAGCTCCATAAGCACCGGCATCAGTGCTGTCAGCGCTGACCCAAGAGCCCCACCAACAGTCCCGGCCAGTTGCCCGAATGCGCCCACAAGCTGAGGAATCAACGGGCCAATGGCCGCGAAAATCATCTGCAGCGGCGAGAACGCAGACCAAAGACTGACGATCTGCGGAACCAGCGTAGAGACAGCCGGCCCGATCGCATCGAACACCTTACGAGCCGCCCCACCAAGCCCCTCAAGGAACCCAGCGAAACCGCTCGAAGTAACATCCCCATCGCCAGCTTTGAAAGCAGCTACGAAAGCCCTGACGCCGCCTACTGCCTCGTTGAAGAAGCCAAAGACGGAATCGCCCCACTGCGCAAACTTTGACTGGCTGGCGCCCACCCCGTCCACGCCAACCGTGAGGCCTTGCCAGAAGTCCCGCCCCGCCTGCAGAGTGGCAGCGAATCCATCGCGCACATTGAAAAGGAAGCTGACCAGACCAGAGTCTTCCGAGACGTTGAACGCATCACTAAGCGCCGTGGTGAAGTCACCCTTGGCGAAGAGGTCAAAGAGCCCAGTGGCCGCCTTGCCCGTCCACTCGAACGCCTTGCCCAGCCCGTTGGAGAGCAGGTTGATGGCGCCCGTGATTGCCGGCTTCATCGCATCCAGGGCACTCATGAGCCCGGAATTGATCGTGGCCTGAAGGTTGCCAATGGCACCTTCGAAAGTCTTCGTTGACCGGGCAGCCTCAACCGCAACAGGATCCATGCCAAGCTTCATCAGCGAGGCGTTGAACTCATCAGAAGTGATCTGCCCTGCAGCCATCGCGTCACGGAAGTTCCCCGTGTACGCGCCTGCGTCCTGCATGGCCTTCATCAACGGGCCAGCAGCGCCGGGGATGGCATCCGCCAGCTGGTTCCAGTTCTCAGTGGAGAGCTTCCCAGCACCAGCCGTCTGCGTCATCACCATAGACACGGACTTGAACGTCTCCGCGCTACCACCAGCAACAGCATTCAAGTTGCCGGCCGCCTGAGTCAGGCCCGTGTAATCCTTGATCCCGTTCGACGCGAGCTGCGCCATGGTGCTCTGGATCGTCGGCAGATCAAAAACCGTCTGGTCCGCGTAAGCCTTCGCGGCCTTCGTCGCCGCGTCAATCGCTGACGTATCCAGCCCCGCGAAACTCATCGTGGACTTGAACTTGTCCGTCGCGTCACTCGCTACGGCGGCTTCCTTGATGAAGTTCGTGAACAGGCCAGCACCAAGCACAGCCATGCCAGCGCCAACAATGCCCTTGAAGCTCGCCGTGAAGCCCTTGCCCGCCTGGCCGCCAGCAGCAGACCCCGAAGACTCAGCAGAACCGAACGCCCTCTTGATATCCGAACCAAGAGTGTTGGTGCCCAATCCAACGGAAATGTAAGCCGCGCCAAGTTCCACCGCCATTGGGCACCAACCTTCTTATGTAGTTTTCAAAAACCGCCCACGCGCATCCCGCGCACGAACCTTCTTCGTAGGGGCAGGCTCAACGTTCCAGCCGAGCCAGTCCGCCATCTCATCGAGCTCCAAAGCGCCCGAACCATAGGTCTTGTCCTGCGGTTCCTGCCCGGGCCGTGGGATCGGCTTAGGCCTGTTCCGGTTCCTCTGCCCGTCCTTCGACTGCATCCAGTTGCCCGTGATCACCGCATCAGCCACGACAGCCAAGAGGTGATCGGAAAGGCTCCACTGCCAGGAATCAGGATTCATCGCCCGGTACAGCGCGGTATCCGTGAAGGTGTTCTGCACGATGACGAGAAGGTCCCGCCACGTCAAAAGGTCCGTGCCGAGCCAGCGCAGACGTAGGCCGAGCTTGATTAGGTCAAATTCAATGGCTGACCTGTGGTCGTCAATGACGCCGGTCAGCCACGCTATTCCCCCAGGGTCGCGCCGTTCTTGGGCTTGAACTTCATCCACGCCTCAACAAGCGTCAACATCTGGGATCCGGGCTTCTCGTACAGTGCGTTGATGGCCTCTTCCGCGTCCTCAAGCTGCTCGAGCATGAAGAATGACAGCCGCAACTGGCCTTCCTCACCTTCCATGACCGCGTCACGCATCATGCGGCCGGTAACACGGTCTGCGATGGTCTGCGCGGGCGGGAGAGTGAACGTCTCGCCGTTGTGCTCGAACGTGAACTCTGTGGGCTCTTCGGCGGCCTTGGGCTTACGGTCCTGGGGTTTGCGTGGTGCCGTCATGGTTCTGACTCCTGACTCAAAAAATGAATGGTGGCGTCCCGACTCTGTTGTTTGAAACGGTGGGGCGCGGGAGTCAGGGACCGCGCCCCACCGGGCTTTTGTTAGGCGATAGCCTTGATACCGTCGTCGGACCACTCGTAGAGCTTCACGCCGGACGCGTCCGGCAGAGCCTCGTAGGTCACCGGGTAGGCGATCACATCCGAATCGGCATAGGTGGTGTCACCCTGCTCCGTCAGGTGGGCGTTCGGTGCGAAGATACGGATCTTCGCGTCGCCGTCCTTGATCTCGAAGACGTACATCGACGCCGGCAGCTCATCGCCGGTTACCTCAACCTCAGTCAAGGTTCCTGACGTCGTAGTTGCGGCCGTGACCGTGACGCGGTCGTCACCGTTGATGGCCTTCAAGACGGTGTCATTCAGAACCTCAATGAAGTTCCAAGCGAGCGTCACAGAATGCTCGGTCTGAGTGACCTTGACGACGTCGCCGCCCCAAGCCTTCACCTTCTCCGTAGACCGGCCAACGGACTTCGTCAGCCCGTCCTCGCCGACATAACCAGCCGACTTGAACGCAGCATCCAGCGCAGTCGAAACATCAGTAGGTCCAGTAGAACCAAGAGGCGCACGAAGCACCCCACCAGTGGACTTCGGCTTACCCGAAACCACATTCTTTGTAGCGTTAGTCATAACGACTCCTTAAATGAGAAAGGCCCCGGAATGGGGCCAAAAAATGGGTTAGACGGACTTGCCTCTGGTATGCCACCGGACGGTTAGCTGGACGCGAGGATTGGATGTGTCAGGGTCAGGGAAATCAGTCGGGCCTGAGACATCCTCAACCTTCCGCACCCAGACACCATTCACATCCTCCTGCTCCCGAGAGAGCAAGAGAGCATGGCACATGGCAGCCAGGTCGAAAGCTTTCACGTCATCCGGCGCCCAACACTGCACCGTCAATTGAGTGCGATCCGTGACCGCATCACGGCGGGTGCCACCCGTGCGGGTCACCTTCACCATGTACGCCGGCCGAGTCGATGGGACCTTCGTCGCCACGGTTGCTGTCCAGCCCCGATCAGTGAGCTCAGACTTCAGCATCACAATCGCAGCCTTCACAGCGTCACGTTGAACAATCACTTCGCCCACGATCAGCCTCCCAGCCTGTCGAACACTTCAAGCAGGGTGTTGTATTTGGCGTTTTCGCGCATAGCTTCGGGGGTTTCCGTGTAGACGGTCCCGATGGCGCGGCCGAGGGTGCCGCGGCCTTGCCCCTGGGTGACTGAGCCGACGTAGCCCTCCCCGGCTTCCGCCGCCGCAGCGTCAACTCTCGACTGCAGCAGGGAAACAGCTCGTGGCGAACGACGGATCTCTTCGAAGCCCTTCATCCGGAACTTGAGCTTAACCACTGACCCTCCTCAGATGGACCACAGCACCAGGCGACTTATCAGCATGCCTGTTCCTGTAGCGGCTCGGAACGCCCTCAACCTTGTACTCGACGCCGTCCACGATGCACTTGTCAGCTTCCGTGAAAGGCGTATCAAACGGTGTGAAAAGGGCAGGATCTGTGATGACGCGTTCTTGGTTTGGTAGCCGCGGCTCACTTGAAGACCCAGGATCGAACTCGAAAACGCCGACGTCCTCAGCAGGCCCGTACGTCTCCACTTCGTTGCCGTAGTCGTTCTCTTCGCCAGCGATCCGTGGAAGTCGCTGCACAATCAAGGTTGCTTCCCTCATGGAGTCATCACCGTGACTTTGGGAGGCCGCACGCGGAAGGACCGCGCAATCGCCTTATCGTCCGGGGAGAGCATCGTCTGGCCGCCGACAGCCCACGCAGCGTACGTTGCCGAGTCCGTGTAAGGCCCCGACGTCGTAGACGACTGCGTAGCACCAGCGACAGCCTCCGGAGCGATGCTAAGCACCTTCCTGGCGATGTCCGCCACTGTGGACTTGGCGAGCTCCGGGACGGTGTCAGAACCATGCGTGTACTCCACTGTCACGAACTCGTGAGAGCCGCGGCAGACGGTCATCCACTGCTTTACTCTTGTGTAGTCCACCGCATAGCCGTTGTCGTCCACCACAGACAGCACGTCCGTGACTGGCCGCTCAGGCAGGTAAACACGGCCACCAGAGACGCGCAACCGGACCACAGATTCACCCGGAGTGAAGTCCTGCTTAGCTTCGAGACGGAACAGGGCAGAGGCCTTCGCGAGGATGGCCCCTACCCTGTTCTGCTCCGATTCGGAGAGGTCACGCCCAAGCAGCGCTTTGACGTCGTCCGCTGTTGCGAGATCAGGCATGACCTCTCCTTTCGGCTTAGACCTTCGTGACGGTCACGTTCGGCGTGGTGCCACCGGTCAGGCCGGTTGCATCCTTGGTCACGACGACTTCCTCCTGGAAGGTGAGAGTCTTCGTGGTGGTGCCGGTGACCTTCACGCCGGAAACGCCGTCAAGCTCGTTGAGAGCCTGAGCGATATCGGCGTTGGTGGCGTTGTAGGCAATCGGGTCGGTGGCCACGCCATCAACCAGCAGCAGGTAAGTGCCGCCAGTCGGGGAACCAGTCACCTGGGACGTCCACTTGACGCTGTCCGTGGTGTCCTCGGTGCCGAAGTTGACCTTGATGGCGCGGTAGAAGTCCATCAGCGGCTTACCGTCGTCGCCGAGGATGATCTTGCCGTAGTTGGCGGACGCCTTGTCATCCTCAACCTGCGGGTCCTTGACCACTGCAGCGCCAACGAAGGCGTGGACGATGGAGCGGTCCTTCAGCTTGTCGCTGTCGTAGTCCCAGAGCTGGGTAACCGCGAGTCCGTTGCCAGCCGCGACACCGCCGCCCTTGGTGACGCCGTTCGGAACCACGGGAGCAACTGCGGCGATGGCCACAGCAGTTTCGTGGACGAAGTAGGACTCTGCGGGCTCAAAGGCGTCAACTTCTACGATGACGAAGCCGGCGAGCTTGCCCACGACGCCGTCACGCAGAGCTTCAGGAATGCCCGCGGTGTCTACGTCCAGCAGTTTGTCGTAGGAAGCAACAGCTTCGGAGACGTCAGCGCCAACCAGCCAGTAGCGGCCATTCGTTGGTACGTGGGCCATCTGGAAGTACTTCCGGGCCTTCACTGCAACCTTGCGCGGGTCGGCGACTGCACCCGTTCCAGCAGGATCGAAGTCCACCGTGTAGACAAAGTCGGCGTCCGCGAGTGCCCCACCAATGGCTTCCTCGAAGTAATCGAGGATGGCGTTGATCTGCGGGGCCTGGACGTCGCGGACGTAGTCCACTTCATCAAGCGTTTCCTCTTCCGGGGAAAGCGCGACGGCGCTGACAGGGTGCTGGTTCAGCGTGATCGAGATGCTGGACTGCTGCAGGTCGTCAACGACGATGGAGTTGTTGTTGCGCCATCCCTTGTCCCGGGCGCGGAGCAGCGGGGGGCGCTTGATGTTGATGGTGTCGCCAGCAGCGCCAGCGAAGTCCGTCCGGCCGAACTTGTAGATGAACAGCCCGGGCGTCTTGACCTGCCGACGCAGAAGCGCCAGCGCGGTCTGGGCAAACTTGGTGCCCTTTTCGAAAATGTTAGCCACGGTCCCTCCTTAGGGTGAGAGTGCCCAGCAGGTCCGTGGCCGAACGTGCTAGGGAGTACTTGGTTTTGCTACCGCTTCACAGCGGCATCAACGATGGCGTCAGCGGACATTTCGTCCTTGTCGTGGACCTTTCCGCCAGCGTCACCAGCTCCCTCAGGTGAGGGCGCTTTGTCCTTCTGGAAGAACGGCTGGAGAGTCTTGGCGTGCTCTTCCAGATCCTCGCGGCTGGAACCACGGAGAAGAGCAGCATCGAGGCCGAACTCCTTGGCAACAGCATCCCGATCTGAAACGAGAGCTTCCTTGGCGTCACGATCAGCCAGTGCCTTTTCGGCTGCCTCAGCGCGAGCGTTCGCCTTTTCGAGGTCAGACTTGCTGGCCTCTTCCATCTCGTCAAAGCGTTTCGCTTTGTCAGCGTTCTCCTTGGCGCGGTTCTCGTTCTTGCGGGCCAGGGACTTCCATTTCTCCAGCTCTGCAGCCGGGTCCGTGGCGTCCTTGTCCTTATCGCCGTCTTTGTCCTTATCGCCGTCGTCTTCCATGACAGCGTCACCAAAAGTGGCGCGATGGAAAGCGAACAGCTCAGCAAGGCCGCCAGGGGCGTTCAAGTCGATGCCGTGTGCCAGTTTCTTGGACATGTTGATTTACTCCCGTTTCGGGTTATTGGATGTTTGCCCGTTGCGGGCAAGGCCCCGCCAGTTGCGGCAGGGAAAACTAGAGATCGTTCGGGCCGGTAAACGCGTCACCGCGCCATGCGAGCGTGGGCCCATATTCGCCATGGTCTTGGGTGACAATGAGCTTCCGATAATCCGGGGCCCGGCCGCTGCGATCGGCAATGCCAGCGAAGTCAGCAACGTGGCCGTGAGTGGACTCCAGCAGACCTTCATCGATGACCTGCGAAACATCTTCGCCAGCCTTGAGTGGCACAACGCCACAATCGCAGCCAGGATGAATCGGCATGAGCTCGCCAATGTGATACCGCTGCGTGGAGGCGATGACGCACATCGCGCAGTTCTCACGGCCAGTCAGGTTGCGTCGGAAACCGCCGAAGCCGGCAGCCTGTCCAGAGGCCCGGAATTGCCGAACCTTGGCCATCTGCATATCCATGCCGATCAACTGCGCCAGGCGAAGACCACCAGCCTTCACAGCATCAGAAAGCGCCTTGCCCTCGGACAGCTCGGAGTAGACAGTGACCGCCGGACGACGGTAAACGAGATCCGGGTCAACGCCGCGCCCTTCTGTAACTTCAGCCGGGTTGACGGGAATGCCAGCCTCGCCCGCGACGCCAGCCACGTAGGCTGATGTCAGGTTGGCGATTCGAACCTGCCCAGCCTGGACGCGAGGGACAATGGCGTTGATCAGCCGGTTGATGTCCGCGTCCCTGTAGGACGACATAGAGCCCCACACCAGCTCCGCGAACTTCATCACTTGTTCGCGGACCTGCGTGGAAGCTGTCATGTAGGCGCTAAGCCTGCGCTCCGGGGTTGGTTCCGCCATTTGGTGCCCCCTGCATCAGTGCTGCCAGCATCAGCTGTTCCTCAGCCCGCGCCAAGGCGTCCTGCCAGATCTGCTCAGGCGAGTAGCCAAGGATGTTCCTGGCGATGGAATCCCACGATTCGCCGGCGGCCTTCGCCTTGCTCGCCGCGTCGTACTTCTCAGTGAGCGATACGCGGTCAGCCGGGACGAAAAGGACGTCAAGCGTCTCGTCTTCACCAAGCTCAATACCTTGCACACGCAGCGCGTAGACCATGAGCACAGCCAGAGCAGGTTTGATGTTGTCGATCTCATCCTCAGCCAGTGCAACGTGCTGCTCTTTGGCAGCCGCCGCGCCTTCAGCGGACTGATTCGCGCTCTCAGGCGTGAAAACAGACACCGGAGTCCGCGAAACCGCCGCGAAATCCCTCGCGTCAGCCTTCTCAGCCTCCAACATCGGGCGAATATCCGTCTGCTGAGACTCCCAAATGTCCAAACCTTCAGGCAGCTCCCACATCGCGCCCGGGGCGGGCTCAAACATCGCTCTGTAGTCGATGTCATTGCCGTCAGCGTCCTTATCAGGGACGCCATCACTGTTCGGATTGGACTTTAGGGCCCGCTGACGGAACGCCTGCAGAGCCGTCGTCACAAGACGCTGGAGCTTGCCAAGGTTGATCCGGTCAATGACGTCCATGTGAGGCTCAAACAGCCCCATCCGGTCGTCACGACGCAGCACCACACACGGAACGTCCCCGTCATACTCCTGTTCAGACTCACGCTCCCAGTCCTCGCTGTACGCACCGAAGACCTTCACGCCGTTGACATTCTTGGACGGCCGCGTGAAGACCGCTGCCACCCCAGGGACCACAACCTTCGCGTAGTCCTTGCCAGCTTCGTCGTCACGCCAAACCTTCAGCGTGGCGATGGCCTTCCACGGGCGGACAGCATCAGTCGCCGCGTAGAACATCTCAGGCTCTTCACGCGTGATGATGGCTTCACCGCCGTTTGAGGACACAAACAAGTACCCATACGACGTCGTCAAGTAATCCTTGACGGCCATCTTGAACTGGGAGGCAAGACGGTTGTCCCGGGCAATGCGACGAGCGACAGGCAAGGCAGGATGCTTCTGATCCCCGCCGATAGCGATCCCGTTGTAGCGGATACGGTTACCCAGAGCGCTCACAGCAAGCCCACCGAAGTCTGTCCGGGCTTTCTTCTGGAACGCCTGCCACGAAGCCTTCAGATTCTTGCCCATCTCAGGCAAATCCGAATCACCCGTGGCGTAACGGCGAAGACGAGCAATCCGCGGGTACTCAGCATCAAGACGCTTCGCCAGTACAGGCAGCCATTCTTCCGGCGTACGTGCCATAACTGTGGAGCCTCCTTAGTAGAGCCTGCGCGGAGCCCTCCGCGTACGACGTCGCGGCTTAGCGCCCGACTTCCGGGCATCAAGACACGCCTTCCAAGACAGAACGCCGGCCATGGCCTGGTCGAACTTACGATCCATCTCGATCTTGTTCAGAACCCACAGCGGCTGCCCCTGATCGTCAAGGATTCGGAGATCCTTGCGGCCAGCGTTGCCGATGTGGCGGTTGTAGTCTTCGTTGTCGGTGTGAGTGACAGACCCAGCATCCATGGCCTCAGTGAACTCACGCAGCGCGTAAGCCATCGGGACCTTGCGGGCCGTCCACCATTCCTCAACCTGATCGGGCCACTTAGCAGACCAAGAGCCCATGGTTTCCGTCCAGTGCGGCGGGTCACCGTACATGCGCCAGACATCGAAGCGCTGCATGACCTCTTCAAGCTTCGCCGTGACTTCAGACTCATCAACTTCCCAGTCCTCTTCCAACGGGTCCTGCTCCCAGAGCATATGGTCACCCATTTGCAGCCCAGTCCGGATGTCCGTGACAACGAACGCCGTGGCATCACGGAAACGTGCACCGTCGAAGCCGACAGTGACGAAAGCCCCATCAGGGATCGTCTCGCCCGGCCTGCCAAGGGCCTTCCACCTCTCAGGATCGAACGCCTGCGAAGCGGAACGGCGCCAACGATTCAGCCAAACACGCTCAAGGTACGACTTATCAGCGCCCTTACGGTCCCACTGACGGGCAATGGAAAGGAACTGGCCCGGGCCATACTCGCCCACAGGCCCAGTTGCCTCAGAAACTGCCCTAATCCGGTTCTCCAGAGCTTCCGCCGGCGAAACACCAGACGCTGACGCCGTATCCGGGCGCGGCTCAAGATCCTTATGCTCGTCCCCAGCCCAACGGGCGAAGAAGAACAGTTGCGGGTCCTCGATCAAGCCCTTGCCGATGTCCTCAGCTTCCTTACGCAGATCCTCCTGAATGGAGTTCTGCCCAGGCTGCCCAGCCGTCGAAGTGTACAAAGACCACGGGTCCTCAAGGACACGCTTCTCCATGTTCGCTTGCATGGTTTCGTGGGCGTGCTTCTGATTTGGGAGATACAAGCGGTGAGGCTCATCGAAGGCCTGAAACGTCGTCAAAGCGCCATCACGCGAGTTCGGAGCGTTCGCAACCGGAACCGCCCTACCCTCATCCTGGCCACGGCCATTCAGACGGATAATGCGATCCAGCCCAGAATCGAACAGATCCGCGTCAGGGCCTTCCTCAACAACGTACTTCAGCACGCCATACGCGAGCTCCTGCACCTGCTCTTCCGACGTAGCCATGAACGGGATGTAAGGGAACATCACCGGACGGCCAACAGGATTGCCCTTCGAATCGAAGCCATCACAACGGACAGGCGCCTCAGGATGCAGCTCACAAAAGCCCACCCACGCCATGAACTCCGTCTTGGCCATACCCTTCCGCCACTCAATGCCGCCACGCTTGAAACGACGGCGGCCAGCCAGAGCATGCCCTTTCGGGTACACCTCATAGAGTCGGTACAGCGCCGCTTGCTTCTCAGCATCCAGAATGGCCGGCTGCCCAGCCAAAGAGCCAGGACCAAACACGCAACGATCATGAATGAAATCAACAAGGGCAGGTCCAAGAGTCGGCCACGGCTGATCGTCCAAATCCGGGACAATCAGGACCGCCACTTCAGTTCACCGCACGCAGCACAGAACGCGGGTCAGCAGCAGGGGTTGGCTGCACTGTGCCGCGGGGAGCAGATGTCTTGCGCTGCCGTCCTCGGTCCTTCGATTCCTCGGCAGTCTCAATCGTCCACTCAAGCCGGCGACGGTCATACGGTGTCAGGCCGAATGCCTGACGCTGCAGCCGGATCTCAGAAGCAAGCTTCGTAGACGGATTCAGCCAGAAGTCATCCATGAGGACAGCCAGCAAGAACAAAGCGTGACGGTCAGAAGAGTGATACTCCGACGCCATAGGAGCGGACCAAAGGTCCTCCCACCAAGCCAGCGTCTCAGGGTGCCAGTCGTCGGCAATGAGGTCGCCCTCATCGTCGTAAACTCGTGGGCGCTTGGGAAGCTTTGGAGCCTCAACCGTGGCCTCACTCAAAGCAGCTGCCGTGGAAGCAGTGTTCCTCCGTGCACGCGTAGACGGATCCTTCTTTGCAGCAGGCATCTTCTATCCTCCCGTTTCGGGTAAAAAGGGCCTCAACCGTTGCGGCTCAGGGCCCTAAAATCAAGAAAACGCGTGCAGTTGAAGCCTCCCGTTGAAACGTGGGGAACCGTACGCGGAGAAATCTACA